AGAAACTGGACCAACAGGAGAAACCGGACCTACAGGAGAAACTGGACCAACCGGAGAAACAGGACCGACAGGAGAAACTGGACCAACCGGAGAAACAGGACCGACAGGAGAAACCGGACCAACCGGAGAAATCGGACCTACAGGAGAAACTGGACCTACTGGAGAAACCGGACCAACAGGAGAAACTGGACCAACAGGAGAAACCGGACCAACAGGAGAAACCGGACCTACTGGACAATCAAGTTTTAATAATTACAGTGTTTCAACAGATATTTCTACAAATACAACTCTATCATCTCCATTTTTTAATTATTATCAAATAACAACTGCAGGTTTTACTGGTGGAACAACTTTAGATATTACTTTACCGACAATTAGTTCTTTACCAAATAATAAATCAACATTCATTATATGTGATGTAGGTGGAAATTGTCTTAATAACAACTGCATAATTAAAGTACATGCTCCTGATATTATAAACGGAACAACTGGGTACACCATTAATACAAATTATGCATCGGTGACTGTGACTGCTAATGGATTAACTGGAGCAACTGGAAGGTGGCTTGTTAATTAATTTTCATTTTATTTTCTATTATTAAATAAAATGACTTTTACTCCTAGTGTTTTAACACAAGTTGATTCCAAAAATAGTACTACTACCGTCCTTGGCGGTAATTCTGGCTATACTGGTACTTATTCTTCAACTACTGGCTATAATTCAGTCCAAATTTCTATAAGAACCTCATTAGACTCTGCATCAAGTGGTCTGAAAATTTATTCATCTACTAATGGTCTAACTGGTCAATCTATTTATTCCGATACTTATTTTGGAGGTACAAATTATGACAAGTTAATAAATTTACCAGATCAATATTATCGAATTGAATATATTAATGGATCTACTGGTCAAACTGGACCTTTTTCTTTAACTTCACGTCTATCAACTGATCTTAACAATAATTCTCAAAATGCTCCTCCAAATTTATATTCTTATACTAATAACCCCGAAGTAGATTCATTCGGAAAATTACGTGTTACCAACCCTTTCACCTTACTTGATCTAAAATTTCCAGGTCAAACCACCGGATCAACTGGGTTTCTTTCAAGTTCTGAAACAATATGTACTAGAATTAATGGTGGAACTGGAACTCTAACATATGGAAATTCTCAACTAAAAGTTACTGGGTGGACTGGAAGTGGTTTAACAGGTTCTTTTGTCAGTCAAAGCAGAAAATACTGTACATATCAACCTGGAAAATCTCTTCTCTTTCTTGGTTCTGGTGTATTAAATCCTAATGGAACAAACCCAGTCACTGCCTACACTTCAATCGGATATTATGATGATACCAATGGAGTTTTTTTCTCAAATGACTCTGGCGGTGTTTCGATTAATATTCGAAGTAACGGTTCTTCGGTATCAAAAATATATCAAACAAATTGGAATATTGATAAAATGGATGGAACTTGACAAAGTGGATTAACATTAGATTTCACTAAAGCTCAACTTTTTGTTATAGACCTTGAATGGCTTGGTGTCGGAAGAGTTCGATATGGATTTTACGCCTACAGTAAAATTTTTTATTGTCACCAAATAACAAATGTTAATGGATTAACAGGCCCATATATGATTTCCCCAAACTTACCTATTCGTTATGAAATTGGAAATACTGGAGCAACTGGTGCTGCTTTAACACAAATTTGTTCAACAATTATTTCTGAAGGTGGATATAATCCAGAAGGAAGACCCTTCTCCATTTCAAATGGATCAACCGGCATATCAGTCGGAACCGGCACCGAAACTGGAATTATTGCTCTTACTGGAATAACTGGTTATAATCATCAAAATATTATTCCAAATTTAATTTCATTATTCTCAACTAGTAATACTAACGGTATAATTTATAATGGCTACATATTTCAATCTAGTGCAGCTTCACAAGTAACTGGGACATATACCAATGTTGATATAAATAATTCTGTAATGCGTTATGCGGTTTCACCTACAATTGCCGATTATACTGGTGCAATTTTATTTGAAACTGGATATTTCGTATCAAAAACTGATGTAACTATTAGTTCATTAAGTAATGTATTTAATTATTTTCTTCAATTAACTAAAGATGCCAATAATATTAATGATATTTTAGTTATTACTGCTCAATCTCTTTCAGCTTCACCAAATGTTTATGCTTCCATTAATTGGCAAGAAGTTTACTGATTTAAAACAATCACATTATATCTCGTCCTCTTCTCTTCATTTAAATCCCACGTTTCATACGCCCTATTTTTATCATCAAAACAAGTTATTAATGAGTTATTACCCTTCACCAAATTCGAAACCAAATCCTTATAAAATGTCTCCGTACTCAACATCGCCGTATTATGTGTAAACAAATAATACGATAAATCCTCCGACAACTCCATCGCAATCTCACTCCTATTATTTATTAAATCCATCATAAATAACTGCATATAATTTCCTCCTTCTTCTTCTCCTATACATACAATATTCTTTATACTCGGATTATCCCTCAAAATATCAAACACCATCGAAAACAATACCGAACGATAATACTTCAAATACCTCTGATAACAATCCCTCTCATAAAATCCAATCTCCTCCATCAAATCATTTATTATTATCAACTTCTTCGTCTTCTGATCATAAAAAACTCCATCATATTTCCTATTAATCACCACATACAAATTCTTATAACTCGTCGAATTCTTCTTCCCACAACAAATATACCCACTTATCTTATCTCCACAATATAATACCCCAAATAAATCATAATAACTACTCTCCAACTTAATCAACTTATAATGAAAACCCACCTTCCTAAAAATGTGAAACGGTGTCATTATCCTCAATGGCCTCTTACAATAAGGCTCAATGTAATAATTCTTATTTTTAACAATAATGTCTGATTCATCCTTCAATTTTTCCTGAATATTTTGTGGTATAGCATCATAATATTTGTCAAAATTAATCTTATTCGGCCAATTCTCCTCCAACTGCTTCTGAAAATTCCTCAAATGATTCATAAAATAATTAATGTTTCCATTTTTATTGTTATCATTTGATAAATTATTTATTAATTTTTGACCAAAAATAATGTTAGTGATGAAATATTTTTTTATTTTAGAGTTAATAATTTCTTCAGACTCGATTTGTTCTGTCATTTTAATATTATCAGGTCAAATTTTTTAAATAATTTTTTTTTACTAATATAAATAATGGAAGAGTTCTTTAAAAATTCAGATGATTATTTAAAAATATTATTAGTTACTTGGCTTAAAATAAAAGATCTTTATTTAGATCCTAAAAATAAATCGATTCCCCTAAATACTCGTGTCGATAATTTTATCAAAGCCTCTAAAATCATTCGCAAACAATGCAAAAAATCCCATAAAGCCCGAAAATACTACCATATCCTCAAATACCTCGAAAATGAAGGCAAATCTAGTAAAGAAATCCTATCCAAAGTCGCAAACCTCGCCACTGTCGCCAAAATTCTCGATCTACCAGGACCAATCAACAAAATAATTGATGATTTTGGTCTCAATAATATTGAAGAAAATGAATTAGCAAAAGCTTTAAACGATATGTTTGACGATATTGATGAAAAAGATTTAAAACCAAAATTAGATGCAATCGACGAAAAATTATTAATTGATAAAACTGAGGAAACTATCCAAGAAGGCACTTTAGTTAATTTTATCAAAAATAGAACAAAAAATCAAGGGATCTCCTCCCCCATCCAAAACTCCGAAAAAATACTCGAAAATCGCAACATAAAACTCGAATTCGATAATAAAAACCTAAAAACAATCCCCGAAAACGAAATTACCATCGAAAACCCTGAGAAAATTAACAGTCCAACAAAAATACCAATCAAAAAACCAACCACCACCCCAGAACCAAAAAAAGAAGAAACTAAATCTCCCTCAATCAGCGAAAATATATTCTTCAATAAATACCCTCTCCCACAAACAAACTTTCCCAATTTCGAAAAAACACATCAACCAGCCTATCGAACCAATTTTTATCGAGAACCTATCTCCCCAAAAAAAACAACAATTATTCAACCTATTTACCGAGCATCTTATAACAGAAATTTACGAAACAGTCAATACTTCTAATTGGATAATCTCTCAATCACAACTTTTTCCTTTGTGTGAACATCCACCAACTTATGCAAAGTTATTACACTTTTCATAAAATTAAATAACATCATCCTATATTCTTTCTTTCTCTCAACCAAAGGAATCTGACTAAATATTCTCTTCATCTTTCCTCCAGTATCAACCGAAACATAAATTTTCTTAACTATTTCTACACTCTCCTCCTCCTTTTTAGTCTCAGAGCTCATCACCTTCCTTACATTCTCTATCTGATCAACCCTAATACTTCCAACAATGCAAATATCCCTAAAAAAAGATACCTCCATCCCAGTCTCATTCACCGGATTAATCAATATTTTTAACTCTCCATTCGAAGATAACTCATAATAATACAAAACATTCACAACTGAATCTCCATTCTCCATATTATGCGGCAATGATGACAACAATGGACGCTGATAAACTCTTCTTCCATCAACCTCACTTTCCTCATTATTTTGAGACACTAATAAAGGACCTTCAAGAACCATCGTCCTCATCAAATCCTCCAAATATAATGGCATCCTTCTTATCACCAAATCCAAACCAACTTTTTCTCTTGTTCTAGCTGGACGATGGTAACAATTCAAAACCAAATCTATCTTCGGCTTTCTTATCATCGACTGTGACTTCGTCTCCAATCGTGAAAAACCTAAATCAGTTAAATCACTCATCGAAAACAAATACTCACAATTATGTCTCAAATAATGCAAATCATGCATCTGCTTTAATGATACCCTCTTCAAATCTATATTCTTTATTATATCCCTAATCATCTCCAACTTCAATTGAATAACCGGACATCCCAAAAAATATATCCTCAAATCAGGATCACTCACCAAATCATCCAAACAATCTATATCATATCCCATTCCTCGACACTCCGCTGAATAAATATCAATATATCTTCCTGCTTTAAGTCCACTAACAGAAAATTTGGGATAATTATTTAAAATCATCATTGGCTCCTGGGGTACAGTAACAACTTCTCGCTGCTTTTCTTTCTCCTCTTTCTGTTTATCATATAACCCTGAATTCATATCATAATAAAAATCTTCATTTCCATAATATGTCTTCCCAAAATCATCAAATATACCCGGCATCCCCACATTTGGAGCATACCTACCATATCTCTCTATATGACTCTCATGATCTAAAACGAAAAAATCAACATCAGCACAATCTCGAACATTATACATACTCTTAATCACACTCCCAGCCAATAAATACCTTTGACGATCACAAGGCTTTATCTTCATATTTAAAAAAATATTAAAGGTACTTAAATATGTGTATAAATGATTGTAAATATAATTGTGTCGTCGCTCATTTAAAAAATTTATCGTCGCCTGATGAAAAAATAACGGATAATTTCTCCATATATCCCCACCCAACTCATAAAATCCATCCTGAACAACTTTCTTCACTCTCATATCACACACCAAATACACATACAAAACATAACTTGATTCTGGCACCTCCCTAGAAGAAATAAATGGAACCTCTTCCATCTGCACTTCACGATTTGTATTCTTTAACTGCTGATATAAATTCAAAATTCCATCGCCAGAATAATGACACTCCCTCGAATGAACCATATAAATATTCTTCAAACTATTAATAGATGAGGATATATCCTGTTCACTCAAATATATCGTAAAATTACTCGATAATCGCACCAATAATCCTAACAAATAAAAAACTAAAGCATTTCCATACTCAGACTCTATCTCCTCCCAATTATTAAATTCGTGTAAATTATTCTCAAAAAATTTCACTAATTTATTTTGGAACTTTGATCTGTTACGGCCAGATTTCAATACCTCATCAAATAATAACTTTACAAAACTTAAAGTTAACTGAAAATTCAAACTTTTTAACTGCCCAAATATCATACTCAAATCTCTATTTATCGGCTCATATTCCTTTATTCCCATCAACCTATCATATATCCGATGACTAAAAACAAACGGTAATACCCCATTCATAACACTATCCTTAACCGAATTCACATTCTGTTCCATAAAAAATCTTTCAAAACCAATCAATTCAACATTCTCGTCCAAAAAAATCTTCTGTATCTTCTTCTTATATGTTACTCCATCTATTATCTGATAGTTTATTTCATCTTGGCATTTTAACAAATTTTCTTGGACATTTTTATTAAATTCAATTAAATTCAAATCAGGAACTATAGAAGATTTTTTTATCTCTATTCTTCTCCTAACTGCAGACATTCTCTAACTATTATAACAAAAAGCCTTTAAATATTCAATTTTTTTCAGACCACATCCTTTTCAACTCAAAATAAACAATATACACATTACAATAATTTGTAAAAATATTTCCAATCTCTTCATCATTCCCAATATCACATTCATATTTTTTACTGAATATACTTGATAAAAATTTATCCATTTTTTTTATCAATCTCTTGTTATTTTTTTGATAAATATAGAATACCGAAAATTTATTTATATTTTTTGTAACAACATCTAATAAATCATCCGCCAAAAAAATATTTTGTCTATAATCCATACATATTTTTTTATAAACAATATTCAAAATAATTTCAATTTTTTTATTACATAAATTATGCCAGAAGGTGTTGAAGTTAAATTACAAATTGAAAAATTAAATAAACTAAAAAATCAACCAATACAATCAATCCATATATTAAGTGGAAGATATACCAGACATGGCCCACCAATCGGCTTCAAACAATTTCAAAAAAATTTACCTCTAACAATTAAACATATCAATCATAAAGGAAAATTTATCTACTTTACCCTTACAAATGGATGGTATATTTTAATTACTTTAGGCATGACTGGTAAATTAATTCTGCAATCAAATCCTCCAAAAACTCAAAAACATAACCATATTGAATTCAATTTTCCAAATCAAACCATTTTTTTCAATGATCTTCGTAATTTTGGTACAATTCAATTTACTAATAATAATGAAACTTTAATTCATAAACTTGATAAATTAGGATTTGACCCACTCCAAGAAAATATCACCCCCGCACAATTCCTCGCACATATCGGAAAATTTCCCCCCAACAAAAAAATTGGTGAACTACTACTTGATCAAAGGTTCATCAGCGGTGTTGGTAATTATCTTAGAGCAGATATTCTCTATTGTGCCAAAATACATCCCGAATCAGAAATCGGAAATATACCACCAAATATCCTTAAAAAATTACTCGAATGCATCTCCAAAACTATGCACTCCAGCTACCAAAAACAAAAAACAAAAAAAGAATTCAAATTTATAATATACAAACAACCATTAAGTCCAATTAATAATCCAACTGAAAAATATAAAGATAAATATGGTAGAACTATTTGGTACGTCCCAGATGAACAAGTCCTATTTTAATCAGAGTCACTTTCAGACTCTGGATCCGAAAAAGTAAATTCCATATTCTCAGTTACAACTGAATCCTCCATTGGATCATTCTGCGCAGCAGCGTGAGAATCAAAAGGATTATATACTGGTAATTCAATCCCATATCTTGGAGCACAAAATTTACAAAAATAAATACTCCCTCCAGGTCTTGATAACATTGAACCAAAACGAACCTGACTCTCACATCCTGGACACATCACACGATCATTCGGATCAGGTAATTTCTCATCCATCATTTCCTCCAGATATTGACCTCGCTTTCTTAAATTTTCAATATGATTTCTGATCTTTTGCTCAGACAATGTCATTAAAAATTCAATGTCACTCGAAATCCAAAAGGGAAGAGGAATGTTTTGAACAGCCAAATATGCACTGAACCAAAATGAAATTCCATTCAAGTCCTTCTCGTCATTACTTGAAAATGGATGACGCAAAAAAATTTCCTCCACATCTCCAACACCAACAAAATCTAATAGGCCATCTTCCAAACAAGGTATCAAACAATCTTCTGTTGTAATATTAAATCTATTCAAATTAACAAAAACAACAAGCATTAATTGTAACTTTTCTTCTTCAGTGAGACGATATCCCAAGGAAAATTCTTTTTTAGTTTGATTCCTGAAATATGCATTGATTGCATTTTTGGCTTCTTGATTGTCAAATGGTGGGATGTTATTATCATTCAATTCCAAAGCTAGTGAAATCGGATACTCCTCCCCAAAAATATAAATTACTTCTGATGATTTGGTTTTTCTTAAATTTTTACGCATAAATCTCGTAATAATTTCAGATTTCTGATGAAGAATATTTTTGGAGAATAAGGCACAATATTTGTTTATTAAATATTTCTCTCTTTCTTCCTTCTCCAATTTCTTCTTCTCAGCATCGAGTTTTTCATTTTCCTTAGCCAATTGAGCTAAGTAACGCTGTTCCTGAATCTTTCGTAATTCGACTAAAGGATCCATACTGATTGTATTAACTTAACAAATATATTTTATTACTATCACTTTTTTTCATATAATTCCAATACACGTTTAACAATGTCACTTCTTTTAACATCATCTTTACTTAATTTTATAATGGAAATCATATTTTCACATTCCACTCTCCCAATAAAATCCATCATACCTGATTTTACACCAACCTTTAAATCATTTTGCTCCAAATCACCTGTCACCACCATCCTAGTACCTTCACCGATTCTTGTTAACAACATCTTCATTTGATTAACAGTAGAATTCTGCATTTCATCTGCTATAATAAACGAATTTTTAAATGTTCTACCTCTCATATACATTAAAGGTGAAATTTCCAATTCATTATTCTTTATCATTTTTTCAACTCTTTGTTTGGTAAAAAAATCATAAAAATAATCAAAAATTGGTCTTGTCCATGGTGCCATTTTTTCCTCAAGTGATCCTGGCAAATATCCGATATCCTCATCAGCACCCACGATCGGTCTAGTCACAACAATCTTTCTTACTAACCCATTTTTATATTCCTGAATACCCTTCTGACAAGCTAACAATGTTTTACCTGTACCAGCTGGACCAACAACAAAAATTAATTTTTTCAATTCATCATCCAAATTTTGCAGGTACGAACTTAAACTTATTTTTCTTGAAAATTTAAAAAGAAAAAATTGATTTAAAGTAATCTTAGTTTTTAACATTAATAAAATGAAGACTTCAATATTCTTTATATTGTTTTTATCTGGAATTCTCGCAATTTATGCGATACCATTTGGAGAACAAAGTGTCAATCATCTTTCAAAAAGTGAGAAAATATCCAAAAATAAGGTTGAACTTTTCTTGGAGGATGTTAAAACTGATGTGAATAATTCAGTTTATTGTCCAATTTGTGAGTATTTGATTAATCAAGGTGAGGCATTTATTACTAAAAAAACGACACAAAGGCAAGCATTTGATTTTTTAGATCATCTTTGTGATTCTTTACCATCTTCCAAGCATGAAATATGTAATAATTTCGTTTATGAAAATTACCAAAATATCATCGAATTCATTATGGATAAAGAATCCGCACAAGTAGTTTGTTCACAATTACATTACTGCAATCATATTGAAAATGAAATCAGTGAATGTGATTTCTGCAAATATGCAGTGCATAATATTGAATCTTTCCTTCATTACAACAATACTTTAAATGATATTATAGAATATGGAGCTATGTTTTGCAATGGAATTAAAAAAAGGTATATGCAACAGTGTAATTATGTGATACCAGTTTATTATTCATTGATTGTTGGTAAATTGGTGGATCATCACAATTTTGTGAACACGTGTGAAAGTTTGCATTTATGCAAGTAATTTACGACATAAAATTAGTAATTATAATTGTGTAAAAAATGGAATATTTTTTACTAATAAACATTATGAATGACGATTTAGATGATCCCGTTGTTTTTGATGAAGAGTTTTCGAGTGAAAAAAATAATTTACAGGAGCATTTTAATTACATTTCAGTATCAGTGCAACAGAGAAATGCAAAAAAAACTTGGACAATTATTTCTAATATAAATGAAAAAGATGAAAAGAAGAAGGAATTATTACAGAAGATAAAAAGAAAATTGAATTGCAATGGTTCGATTGATGAAAATGGTAATTTAAGATTTAATGGTAATCATAAGGATGAGATTGCAGACATTCTTATCCAAGAACTAAAAATTACCAAAACACAAATCAGAACACATTAGGCTATTTTTTAGGTAAATTTTTTAAATTAATTTTTTTGATTATGTGGGGGTAAGGAGAAAATGCCCACATGATAAGAATTGTGTGCATAACAGTCGGAAATCCCTTTAGTGGTCCTTCCTCATGAAAAAATGGAATATTCATTTTTAACATTTGTCCCAATTTAGCTCTAACACGATTATTTCTTGTTTGCAACCAATTTGCACCAGTTGGATTGGATATTTTAACTGGTATTTTTTCTAATTTTTCTGGAGAAGATGCATTTTCATAAACTCTTACAAATCCTTTATCGGAGGTAACGGGTTTTTCCAAACCTCTTGCTCCTTTACTAATACCGTAATAATCGGCTAAAGTTTCATAAGTATGGACTAAATTATATGGAAGAAATGGTGGTTCAATTTTTTTCTCTTGGATTTCATTTACTAATTTCATTACCTGTTTTTCAGACATTTTTTTATTATATATAAATATGAGAAGATTTCCATTTCCATTATCAACAAATTCAGTCACTGTCTATGGAAGAAGTACATGTCCATACTGCCAAAAAATGAAAGAAATTGTTGACAATATAAACAAATCACGTGAAAAAATAAATATCTACAAAAAACAATTTAAAGACCCAAGCAAACTTACTATCAATAAGGCTAAATATTACGATATTGAAGAATTAATAAAAAATAATTATGCAAAAGATTACAACGACTTCCGTTCAAAACTTGAAATATTTATTGGCGATTATCCAACAGTTCCCTTAGTTTTTATTGATGGAATTTTTATTGGTGGTTATGATGATTTTGTTGATATTTCAAAAGAAAAAGCAAGATTTGTAAAAAAAGAATTACTTAAAAATGAATACAAAAATAATAAAAAAGCTGAAAACATATTAAAAGTTGAAATTAAACATATTTATGATAAAAATAAAGAAAAACTTGAAAAAGAAATCGAAAAATTATCCAAAAGGAAAGATTAAAATATTTTTTTTCATACTGCGTAAAAAAATTCAGTTTAAAATAATCTTCTTAATATAATCAAGTGAATAGAGTTATGAATTTAGATAAGAAGAATTCGAATAATAAAAAACCTTACTTGTTAGTAGATAGTAGTTATGTATCTTTTCATAGGTTTTTTTCGACTTTAATTTGGTACAATAATATGTACCCGGATCAAGAAATAGGTGAGGATTATGAGTGGTTAGAAAATGAAGTTTTTATGAAACATTTTGATGAAACTTATATGAAAAATTTATTAAAATTTAAGAATATGTATAATGTTCCAATAGAGAATGTTATTATAATAAGGGATTGTCCGAGGGAAACTATTTGGAGGATGAATATATCGAAGGAATATAAGGCAACTCGGAAGAATACTTGTAATTATAAGAATAAGAAGTATAATATTGGAAATATTTTTAAACACATTTATAATAGTCTTTATCCGCAGTTGGAGAAGCAGTATGGATTTCGCATAGTGAAAGTAGAAAATGCGGAGGCAGATGATATTATTGCAGTTTTGGCAAATAAGATTCGTGAGGAGGATAAGACAAGATTGGTGGTAATTATAAGTAATGATAATGATTATTTGCAGTTGGTGAATGAGAAGACTTTAATATGGTCTTTGCAGAATAAGTTATTGAATACGAAAGTGGAAACTACGGCAGAGGAAATTTTGTTAAAGAAGATATTGAAGGGTGATGAAAGTGATAATATTCCTTCTTTGGTTGGGGGAATACCGGACAGAGATGTGAATGAAATGATAAAGGATAGTAGAAAGCTGAATCAGTGGTTGGATAATAACGAGGGAAAGAGATTATTGTTTGAGGAAAATAGGAAATTGATTGATTTTCAGTATATACCGGAGGAGATTAAAAAATCTATTTTAGAAGAATGTATTGAATTTTTACCGCAAATAGAAGTTGAGGTTAAAAAACAAGATGATTATTTATCAGTTGATTCATCAAATGAAACTATAAAAGGTTTATCAATAATGCGTAATAAGAATAAGATTGAAAATAAGATTATTCCGCCGATTATAAAGAATCGGTTGGTAAATAAGACTTATCATTCGAATTATATAAATTATCGTAATTATGGAAATCCGCATTATATAAAGAATATTGGAATGTCTTGTGCTTATTATCAAAATAGACATGCCTATCAAGATGCTTATACTATAAATTTCACGGATGAATATTATTAGTTTTTTGGATTGTAAATATCTCGGCATTGTCTTACTCTGGAGAGAGAACGTCCCATTACATATATTGGGGCTTTAAAATCATAGTTTCCATTCGGATAAAATGAATATTGAGGATAGGTATTATAAGATTGTTGACAAATTGGCTGTAAATTATTCGTGGAACCATCTGGTTGAGGAAAGTTAGAACAATTTTCACCGAGAACAGTGACGTTGCAGCGTGGCTGGTAAGGGATCGCACCAAATGTGGTGGGGGACATTGTAGATTTCCAGCGAGGTACACCTGGAATTTTTATATTAGTCATTCCTAAAGCTCCGAACTGATCTGGGCTGGGTGCATTGAAGTCAACCCCAAGTTTTTTGGGAGGAAATGCGGAAAGGAAGTCATTAAATTTCTCAGTTATGTTGGGAATTTTATGATATTTGTCTAAGAAAAATAAAATGATTGCAATTAGGATAATAATAAAATAAGTGTAGTCCATTATTTTTTACTGATAAAATAATTTATTTGAATTATTTTATAGAATTATAAAGTCCCTATTACAACTGGAGGATATTTATATAAATTATTATCCTGAACATTCGGATCAAATCCTAAAATGTCTTCCATTGTTGGCTTACACAAATAGATTGGTGGGTTTTGTTCGAATGCTTGTAAATAGGTTATTCCAGTATTATTGATTGGATCATTTTTTGAGCAATCTGGTGGTGAAATAATTTCTTCACCCATTCTTAATTTCTTTTCGGGCAAATGCCAAAAATTATTCGCACCATAGGAAAATCCCTCCTTATCTAACGGATAATTACTATACTCCACCCTCCAATCACAAGCCTCATTACCCTTCCCATCCAATGCACATTTTTGCCCCCATACCCCATCATACAATAATTGGGGTTTCCTAAATTCAGTAGTTCCAAAAGGACTAACAATCGGTGTATCCCTCTTTTTTTCTTTCTTGTTCCCAACAAAAAATGGCTTGCCATCTAAATTTCCCATTGCTGGAACATTCACCGCAGTTGGTGTCGTAAAATCTTCCTTTGATTCACTTAAATATTTCCTATGAGTCACCAAAACAAAAACAAATGTTAAAACAAAAATAAAAAGAAAAAAATATATATGAACATTCTTTACCATTAATTAATATTAGAATTTAATTTTATTCCTTCCCTCATTTACCTCTCAGACGACTTACTGCCAATAAAACTCCAATTCCACCATAAAATTTCTTTAAATTTTCATCCAATCTCCATATATCCAACTGCGTCTTTCCTAATTTCCCAAAATAATCATAATACTTCAAATATTTTCCCAAATCAAAACCTCCATTTACCCTATCCATCTCCAAACTCTCCATTAATTCTTCCCTCAATGATTCATCCCTTATATCAATATCAACCATACTTTTTAACGTCTTTATGAATACTAAATCCATAACTTATCTAATCTTTTTATCCCAAATTTCCAAAATTATAATATAAATTTCCTAAACATAAACAACAAAAACAACAACATTCTGATGTTATTATTTTATCCAAACAACTGCAGAAATAACCACATCCTGTTAAACATTTTCGCAAAATATAAAATAATGGACAAAAACTTTGATTACCTCCTTTCAAACTACAACAATAATAATTACAACAATCATCTTTCAATAGTTCATCTATTTCTGAATCATATGAATCACTACTTATGTCTAAAATTATCTCCTGCGGTTTTGTCACTGACTCTATCAACGATTCCCTCATCCCATCCTTTTCTAAATTCTCATAATAATAATATATAAAAGTATATACCAAAGAACAAAAAAATAATGTAATACACAAAATCATCAATAAAAAAAATTTTGAACTTATCCTTCCACTAAATAAAATATCACCCCAACCAAATATATATTCCATCAAATAGATTACTCCTATAACTACCAAAAATACTGCCGGAAAATGCGCAAATTTCTCCGAAAATGTCTCAACATTCATCAAATGCTTCATCATCTTTCGTCCATTCACACAAAAACCATTTCCACTACAAACTGTAAAAAGACTCACCAATAAACATATCAAAAACATTATTGGTAAACATAAAAGAATACATAAATCAACTAAAAAGAATAAAAAAACCAAAACCAAGTTCATACTTATATTTATAATCACAATTACTCAAACAAGAATCAATTTTTCCATAAATCTACCTCACAAGATTCCTTCTCTTCTCCTCCTCAGTAAATTTATCATTATTTCTCATAACAACTGACCTAATTAACTGAATGTCCAATAAAGGCAACTTCGGCTCTACAGAATATAACATTACCTTCTCCCAAGCAATCCACTCAAACTCCTCCGGATAAAATAATACCAATTCCTCTCCATTCATCTCATCCCTCAAACATCGAGGTAAATGATCCCCCGATCTCCTCGGTAAAACCATCATCAACTGCTCAAATGGTGTAAATGGTACTCCTTTATCTAATTGTATCAAATTCAAATCTGAGTAGTTTTTCAAATATTCATTCAAATCACTCGCAAAAGGACATACCGGATATGGATTATACCAATTCCAATTAATCTCTCCATCAAAATAATATCTGACCACAAACATCATTCCCTCAAAATAATTTCGACATATATCCTCCAAACATACCATATCATTTTCATCATCAATATTAATATCAAAAAATAATTGATAATATTTCTTCTTCCATCCACTATTCTGATAATCAATAACCGAAAAACATTTTTCAAATAATGGATTATAAGGAACTCTGTCCCATTTCCATTTCTCCTCAGAATAATGATCATCAAAATTTGGCGGATGCGGTGCCTTCTTCCTCTTATTCAAAAATGTTAAATTTGATTCCTCACTTCGCGATAAATTCTCATACATCATCTTCAAAAAACCATTATTCACTCTCGTACGATTATTAACCACCGATAATAAATAATTCTTACATTTTCCATAACAAGATGCATACATATTCATCACGAAATCTATTCCATTTTGCTGAATACTCAATGACGGTATCGAATGTAAAAAATCATTTCCTAACAAAAATCCCATAAAAACATAATCGTTTATCAATCGAGATTTTATCAATCCACTAATTTTTAATTTCTCCATCATTATATTACTCATCTCTCGATAAATTAAATTCGATAAATTCATAACACTCACAAACAAAAATTCCGCACTTGACTCCTTCTTTCCAATATGCATATTCTCGCGAATCAACCATATCTCATTCTCAGTCAATGTCAAAGATAACATAATTAAATCCGCATCTAATCCATAAATACAAATTCTCTCAGTCTTCGGAATTCTATTCGCTCTTATCATATTCATCACCTTATGCTCACCCTCCCCAGGATAACTCGCATCACTTAACGTCACCGCCAATGATCCAAAATATCCCCTCTCAATCGCAGACTTTAAAGCTTCTCCTAATTGATTCATAAAAGGTGTTCCCGGTGTTATCTGATTTGTGTCCAACAACTCCTCCTGATAAACTCCATACTTCTTCTTTATATCATTCTCCCATTCCTTCAAAATCGGCCCCTTGTAACGCCTCAACCTCTGCTGATGCATCTTCGCCATCGGTACCACACCGTCCACACAAATCGAAACAGACTTCTGTGGCTTCACTACATCTATCACCTTCTTAGTATACTTTATTACTTCCTCTATCAACTCACTCTGTCTTTTTGGAATTGATTTCGGTAACAACTTCTTATACTCCAAATGCGCATAACAATGATAAATTAAACAATTAAAATCAAAATAAAAATGCTGAATATTCTCAATCAACCCAGATATTATATCCGAATCATATTTACGCGATAACCAACCAAAATACTGTGGAATGCCCATTCTTACAATTATATAATAGTCGATGCCCTTTAAGCCATTTTTTTTCAATTTTTACAAAAAGTTTTTTATCCTATTATATAAATGCTCAAATTTTATAACAAAAATAATCTCAATAAATCCAAAAAAAAATTACTTAACAATTTTAATAACAACACCAACAACATAATTAAAACAAAAAATAATAACAACCTTAAAATAACTTCTTACAACGTCCACTATTTTATGCCTGGTAATTTATCTCAAACCGCCATCAATAAAAATACAGTTATTTCATCTATAAAAAAATTAATTTTATTCTGCAAAAAATCTCAATCAGATATTATCCTTCTTCAAGAAGCACTTTTCAACAAAGAAATCTTATCAACTTTCAAAGATAATCTACTCGTCCCATATGTCTGCCAAACATATTCTTTAATTAATACAAACGAAATAAACTATCAATATGGTAATATTATCTTAATTAATAATTCTAATATAAAAATCAAAAATAAAAATGATATCCCAATTAGTGGTTTTCATAATAGAAAAAAATGCATCGTTAATTTAGTCATCGAATACCTTTATAATGTTATTTCAATCTATAATGTCCATCTTGATGTTTGGGATAGAACTGGTAAATGCCGTCTCGAACAAATCGATCAAATTACCAAAATTATTAAACTAGATTCCTCACCAAACATTATCATCGCCGGGGACTTCAACTCAATCAAAGAAGAAGATTATAACCCATCTCAAATATTAGCACTCAAAGAATTTTACCAAAACTATACCAACAACCCATTCAAAGAAATAAAATATTTCATCAAAAATGGTTTCATCGACATTGCATCACTATTCCAAAATAAAATCTCACCTACCGTCTGGTCCAAACAACGCGTCGACTTCTTCTTCATCAACAAAAACTTCTCCATCCCCATCTACAATTATGATGTTACCCATATAAAAGGATCCGATCATTTCCCCATCTCCATCGAACTCAACTCCAATAACTGCATCAACCAAAAATTACTATCTTCACCAACCAAAAATGCAATTAATTTTTATAATCCTGAAAAAATACAAGAATTTTTATACAAAATTATTGATAAAGAAACGAATTGTCCGATGTATATGAAAATTCTTCCAATTTGGAATGAACGGTGGGAGGGGATGGTAAGAAGGATATATAAGAATGAAATTTTAAAATATGGAAAAGAAATTGCATATAATGAATATACTATCACCACACACCTCTCTCTCCTAACACAAAATTTCATCTCACTCAACTTTCCTAAAACAATCGCGGCATTTCAAACAAATAATCTTTCAGTTAATTCTCCAATTAATATTGATGAACAAAAATATTATATTATGGTTCAACCGGAATATGCAATGGAAAAATTAAATTTAGAATATAGTGATTTGATTGTATTTCAACTGCAGTGGTCAATTTTTATATCTTTTAAAATATTTAAATTTATCCATGGTGATATTTTGAATGGTAGAAATCATAATATTTTCACTTATAATTATAAATTTCCGAATAAAAATGCAGCGGTGTTTAAATATGAAAATAAAATATGGAAATTTCCCATAAATGGGCTACTTCCAACCATAATACAATATGACTTCGGATTTTCTGACTTCCATTATAAAAATATAAATATAAATAACAAAATTCCATATCTTTCAACCGAAGATTTCCCAATAGGAAATAATAAAACTTCCCAAAAAAAAATTGAACTTGACAATCAAGGTTACAACCTCATTCTTCAAAAAATAGGCATCGATCATAAAATTCCAATAAATATTGAAAAACTACTTGATGGATTTTATAAATATATTATAACACAAACTGAATTAGACAAATTGGATAAAAAAGATTTGATTTTATTGGATGGGAATAAAAAAATTTAGATTTTGTTAAGGTAAATAGCAATGGATGTACTGGCAAAGAAAAATGTGGAAAAAAGGAAAAGATTTTTCCACTTTTTGATATTCTTATTTCGATTTTGGACAGTGATGTTAAGTTTAGAATTTTGATCTCTAATTGTTCTCAATTTTTCACTCAATTTAACTAACTTCTCTCTCAATATAAAATTCTCATTCTCCAAATCTATAATCATCCGATTCATTCTTCTCTCATTTTCACTATGCTCCTTCAACACATTATTCATATTATCCTCATTATTCTTTAACTCAATTGTCAACTGTTCGAGAATAGAAACATGTTCTTCAAGTGTAAGCATTTTTTCATTTCTTCTTGTATTTTCAAGCAAGTAATTCATAAATTTTGATTTTTGTATTTCTTCATTTCCTTCAAAAAAGTCATCAACAATCTTCATAAATTTAGAATCCTTTATCTTCCTTCCTGCTTGACTTTTCATCTCCTTCTGTTCATTCAATTTTCTAACAATATCTGTACAAAAATCATTTGAATACTCCTCTGAATTTTCCAATTCTTGCTTTCCCAATTTTTTTGATAGTGAACCAGCCAAAATAAATTCCTTCTCTCCACTCATATTTCAATCTTATTTCTCCACAAAATATCTCATAAATCTTTCATTTTTTTTCAAGATAATTCACTTATTCGTCTCACCTATTTTAATGGAAATTAACAAAGAAATATTTTTAACATTCCTAGAAAGTTCAGATTGGTCCAACCAAAAAACATACAACCTTTTCGAACGTATCAACAAAGAACAATTAGATAAAATAAAAAAACTAGAAGATGATGTCATTTACTTTCAAAATAAATTTGATGAAGTTAGTCTTATGCTCAAAGATACTCTCCAAAAATACGAAGAAACACTACAATTATGCGAAAAACTCAAAAACAAACCTTCCAACACAACATCAACCCAAACCTTCATAAATAATATCAAAAATACCACAATCGATTATACCATATGTGATAGAACAAATACTAAATTACTTCTCCCTCCAACTAACATAATTGACAGTAAAACTATTTCTAAACTTAAATTAGATTTTCTATGGGACGAAGTAAAAAGTATCTTAAATGATAGCAGAAACTATAAAGAAAAAAATAAAGATCTTATCATCCTCTTCTGCGACTACAAAAAAGAAATTATCAAACTTATGGGAAAAATTTGGTACAAAAAATGTGTACAATGTGTGGAAGATTTTGGAAAAATTAATGACAATGAACACAAAAATCTTTATAGCACCATTATCTCAATGCTCCGAGAAATTTTCGATAATGATTGGTAAAAAAAGTTACTTAAAAAAATCTTAATATAATAATTGAAATGGGAAAGAAGAAAGAAGAAAAGCCTGATACAACACATAAGACTCGTGAAGAGCGGGAACAAGAAGTAAAAAATTTACTTCACCAACTTAATGAATTAGGGATTAATATCAGCATTCCAGGCATGTTAGAGTTTCTCAAACATACCCAGGCATTCATCAAAGATGGAACTTTTTGGCAAGGAAGAATTCCTTTAAAAGGAACTAATCGTGTTTTAGTTGGTTTTTTAACAAATAGATTGAATAATGTATCTGATGTTACTTTAAAATATGTTAAAGAAGATGGAACTAATTTATAAAAATGTTGCTCAATTTTTCAATATCATCATCTTGCAGATGAATTGCATTTTCAATATAAAAATGTAATTTTTCCATTATTTCTTCATCTGACATACATTTCTCATATTCCTCAAATTTATCAAATAAATCCTTAAACTTTTCTTCCACCTCTTCCATATATAATCCCAAAAACTCCGAAACACGATTTATATAAATATTCTTTTCAATAACACAAGTCTTTTCAAAATTTTCCAAAATATAATGTCCAAATAATAACTGATAAATTAGTTCCATTTCCTCCCTCGAAAATTCATCAAAATTTTCAGCAAATTCATCTTTAAATTCTAACAACTTTATTTCCGCCTTTTCCCTCTCCAATTTCATCAAATTTTTATTTAGCAAATCTATCTTTTGCTCAATAATCTTTATTTTTTGTTGATAATTATTACCGATTTTCTCCATTTTATTATTTATATTACAATTTCTGTAAATCGATTTTTTTTACTCCTTGAAATATTTATAAAAATCCTTCTTAAAATATAAAAATATCCTCCAATCAATCTGAAATGATGACCATAAACATGCCTTCAACAATTCCCTCATTCTTTCAGTACGTAAAGCCCTCAATACCCTCTCCATATTCTTCTGTGTATCTACTATTCCCATTGCATGCTCAGTCAAACAATATTTTCCCTTCTTATTTATAAAACTCTCTGCCATCCCACTATTCCCAATAATTACTTTCGGAACACCAAAATGTTCATCATCCTTTATTGAACTATACCAAAACTTTATACCAGTCTTCGGTGTCCCATGTACACACACATATTTATATTTTCCTGTTTTTTTCTTCGACATTGTTTTCAAAGTAGTATGATATCTACCATCTCCAATTATATCAACTGCTTTTCCCCCTTTTTTAACAAATAATTTCTGAATAAATTTATAATCAGAATTTGGTAACCAGGGAAACCTACTTAAATTTAATGAATGTTTTTGTCCATTAATATCCACTACCTCGGTTCTCTTAAATTTTCCATTTCCTTTTGGGGATTTTTTCTGAATTAAATACCAATCATAACGAGTATGCGCATCAAATGTTTTTTTACCATCATTGGCATCATGAATTTCCAAATAAATCATATGATTTTCTTGCGTCATTAATTCCCACATCCCCTTATTCTTACTTTTACCCGTAACCGGCTTCCTCCATGCCGGAGGCGTCACAAATAATAAATATCCACCATTATTAACCCACTCCATCAAAGCCCTCTCTATAAATAATTGATACAACGTATTTCCCGTCTCAGTTCTACCCGGCCTATTATAAGGAGGATTTCCTACCACCAAATCAAATTTTATATCCATCTTAAACTTATCTCCCAAAGTATCTCCCACATAATAATTCAATTTATATTTACCATCCGGGTCCAATAACCTACAACATTTCTTCACATTCCTCTTATTTATATCAGCAAAATATAATATTTTTTCAACAATATGTTTATGTCTTTTAGTTTTATCTGGTATTTTATGCCGAAGAGAATGCATAAATTTTAAAAAAAGATCATAAAGGAACCCTCCTTTACCAGCACAGGGTTCGAGGACTAAACGGTTGGGATTTTGCCAAAATGTTTTTGGGAGACTATTTAACATATCCCTACGCAAAAAATATGGTGTCCCAAATTCTGCATGCCAAACCTTCTCCCTCTCCGTCGATGCAAACTTCTTATTTATTAATTTATTTTCATTCATCTATCTTATATCAACAAAATAAAATCTCCATATTTATATGTATCTATACTACGATAAATATAAAAAAAATAAATTTCTCTTTGAATTCATCATGAATTACTATTTGATTGTAATTGGTTTTAGAAAGATGTTTCAAATACAATTATGCGCATCTTGTTGTTATCTTCCTTTTATTACAAAACTTAACGATTTTATTATAAAAAATAAAATTCCCCACAAAAAAATAATTCAAACTGAAAACGAAAAATGCATAAAATTTATCTTTTTTCATGAAAAATTTAACATCAATAAAATAAAAAAATTTGATGGAAAAGAATTCGCACAAAACCTCGGAGATTTCTATATGTTCGCCTCTGAAAATTATTACGATATCGTCAACTCCAAAAATTCCTGCCGCATATCCATCAACCTCTCCAACAATTACAATAAATGTGAATTATACGCCCAATGGGGAAATAAATGTCAAATCAATAAAAATATGCATTTTTTTATTACCTATTCCCATAAACTCGAAAAAATATTCCATCAACTCGATCCAAAAATTAAAGTCTTTATCAAAATAAACCAATAACTATTTGACACATAAATATTCAACTAATTTTCTACATTTCTCCTCATCCACACAAGGTATCTCAACTATTTTTCCATTTAATGCATTATAAATATAAAACTGTTCGCAATTTTCATCCATCAATCCTTTATAACACATAAGCTGCATCACCCAATTTAAATCCGCCTTCTTCTCACCACTCATCTTTATATCAAATAATGCTCCATCTTTCCAAAAATCGATTTCTCCACTCAATCCCTTTACTCCATAATGTTTATGTATTAAAACTTCCCCTTCCTCTCCCAATACCCCTCCAAAATACCTAAACATCTCCAACACACCCTCCCCGAAATCTTTTACCTTTTGCATCGGAATATTTATGTACAACATTTTTCTTCTATTATTATTCACAATCTGACTGCATAAAGAAACATTCCAAATATCCATGATTATATCCTTCGATGCATTCTTTCTATCTCGAAAAACTCCATAACTTTTCTCCAATTTTTCTCTCCACTCCCTAGTCAAAAAAGTATTCGGATGCACTCCTATATCCATCACACTTACTCCATTCTTTTTCGCACTTTTTATTATCCTCTCGATCACCTGCTGCAATCTCACATCTAACCTTTCTTTGTCCTTCCCATTCTGCAGTATCTCCTCTATTTTTCCACGATTCTCGGAATATAATTTATATGAAAAATACTCCACATGAATATTCGCCAAACAACACTGACATGAAAAATTACTTATCCTCTTCCCAAATTTTATTGCTAACTCCCTCGTTACCAAACAATCCAAAAATATTCCAAAATCCGCCAACAAATTCTGTTCATAAATAAATTTTGGCAATTCTATCGCCGAATGCACATCAATAATATTAAGATCAGTAATGTTTGGAATAATATTTTGTTTTCTGAGGAAGTTGATGTCTTCAATTTGCAGATTTTCTATTTTTTCTACAACTCCATCCTTCTTTGATATATGCACCTCCTTACTTATCTCCAAATATTCTCTTTGGAATCCCACGAAATTTATAATTGATAAAGGCAATTCTCCAATAAATCTCGTTACTTTACGACTTTTATTTACTGGTGTGAAAGTATAAAAAAGATATTTTCTAGCTCGAGTAGTTGCAACATAAAAAAGTCTACGCGATTCTTCAATTTTATCCATTTCCTTTTCCGCGGGAAATAATTCATCATTCATTCCAATTACAAATACAATATCCCACTCCAAACCTTTACTCTTATGTATTGTTGATAATGTCACAAATCCTTTTTTAACTCCTGCATTTATTCCTTCTCTTTTATTATCGATAACATTGATGGAAATATTATTTTGTAATGCTTTTTCTTCTAATTTATAGAGCATTTGATTTATTGGAGCTAAAATGCATATTTCATCAAGTGGGAAGTTTCGGCGGAATTCTTGAATTTTTCCGAGAATAAAGTCGGATTGATCTTCTGCATTTGCAAAAAATCTTACCATCGGCTTATCCCCCCTATAACCATCCTGACTTACCATCTTCTTCGGAATGCAATAATGCGCCCTCTCTATTACTTCATTAGCAACTTTCACGATCTCTTCAGTACTTCTAAAATTATAGGTTAAGTAATGTTGTTCAGAATCAAAATATTTACGGAAATCTATAATATATTTTACATCTGAGCCACGAAACGTATAAATATTTTGTGCATCGTCTCCGACGCCAATGATAAATACTTTATTTTTGTAAAATTCATTAATGATGTTGTATTGTAATTGGTTGATGTCTTGGAATTCGTCGACAAAGAGATATTTTTTGTTGGAGAAGAAGATGTTGCGATTATCGTGTGTTTGTATAAATTCTAAGAAGTTGGTGGCATATTCTCCAACATTTTTCATTTCTTCACTAAGTGCATCGAATTTTTTAAGAAAATATAAACTTAAACTATCCATTGTTCCAACATATACGCCATTTTCTTTCCCTAATTTTTTCTCTAATTTTTTCGTCATATCTTTGGCGGCATCACGAGTGAAAGTTGTGAGAATTATAGAGGATGGATGCACTCCATTCTGAATTAAAAAAGAAATACGATTAATAAGAGTCGTTGTTTTACCACTTCCTGCGCAGGCAATGATGGATAAATTGCATTCTAATGGGGCATTTATGACTTTAAGCTGCTGATCAGTTGGACTTCCATTTTTTGATTTGGGATTTTCTGGAATTTTATTATCGGATTTAATTTGGAAGAAATCGGTTAAAAGCTTCATTTGGATAATAAAACAAATTATTTTTATATTATAATATGGCCAAAAGTATGCATGATATTTATTGTCATTTGTTTCTTTTCTGATTCTATAAAATAATAATTGTATTTCACTTGAAAAAGGAAAAGAAAGAAATTTGGTATTATCCATATCATAAAACTTTTGGTACCAATCTTGATGATAATATAAATAAAAGGTTTGTATTCTTATTGGATCAAAACGATCTAATTTCAAAACACGGTTTAATTCATCGTAAAATATTGATGACAAATGATCAATATTGATCTTTTGTCCATTTTGACGTTGATTTTGGGAAATATTTACCATATAATCAACGAGTTCTGATAAGGTGGGTACATTATTGTACTCCATAAATAATATTATTATATTATGTCAAGGTTACTTATACTATGTTATTAGATTAATTAGGTTTTACTATCAATTTTTGGGGATGATAGAAAGTTGTAAAAATATTATTCGGTTAGAAGGTATTGAATTGAATTGTTTTGATGTGTTCTTCTTTGAATGCTGGATATTTGGGATTTGGTTTAACAATTTTAATAACAATTGCTTCAGGCTCTGCAGTTGCAGTTTTTTCGATGCAGTAATATATTTTTGGATTCATATTTAAATTTTCTGGTCCAATCTTCCTAATAATTTCTATCAATTTGTCATATTTCTCCTTCTCCTGAATTACTCTATAAAACTGATATTTCTTTCCTTTATCTTTTTTGTACATATATTTATCAATAATATTGATAAGATCATAAACAGATGAATATTCAGGGATTTGATAATTTGGCGGGAAAAATAGGCTGATGAAGACTTTAAGGAATTGTTCGACTAATTCAGGTTTATCCAGTTTAACGTGGTTCATTATTAAATAAAATATCCAGTCAGTAATACCTCCACCGCAATCCCCGACGGTGTTGAGCATAATATCAAGATTATTTTTATAGTAGTATCCTTTGAGGAAAAATTCGTTCATAAAGAATTCATCAACACCGAATTCCAATCTTCCTCCCATAGGTTGTTTTGACAGGTTAATTGGTAAATATTTTTTGACAACCTTTTCATAATCTTCACATGGTTGGAGGACACAATTTTGGAGAAAATCGGTAAATATTTTGATGTCGATGGGATTACGTTGAAGGACAAAGTTGCTAATGATGCTGAAATAGGGAGGATCAATATCAAGAAAATTTAATCGAGAAAGTAAATAATAACAGAGACGATTTCGGTAGAAAATATTTGGTAAATTGGTTTCTTTATTCATCA